TTACCCCCGCCAGTCTGACCACAGACGCGGCAGTTTTTTTCCAGCTCCGGTTGCGCTACTGGCCCTGGCTGTTGCTCTTCTGACCCGTTTTGTTGCGTATCCGGGCTGTTTTGTCCCGCTTCTGGGGCAATTTGTTCCACTTTGGACTGATTCTGGTCCTCAGTGTCGCGAGTCTGGATCCCCTTCACCCACTTCGGATCAGCAGGGTTACTGATGCCTTCAACGAATTCTCCACGCGAGGCAGCCAGTAATTTGTCGGCATCGACTGGATTTTTTGGGGGGATGTTTTCCCTGGCTTTATTGAGTTCCTCCCTCAGTTCCTGGTATTTCGTTTCTACAGATGAGACATTTTCCAGTGATTGCGTGTCCTCATTATGTTTAACTGGAATTTCTTCCACTGATTCAGGCGCTGCCTGTTCATTAGCCATTGTGTCCGATGCTTGTTGCTTTTCTTCATCGCCATGTTTTCCTTCTGCTGTTCCGCGCTGCGGCATCGGTGCTGATGAGCGACCGCAGGCAATTTCCACGATTTCCGGATCCGGGTTAGCGTGATCGGTTTCGGTCAACACTTTGTTGAGATATTCAGTCACGCGTGCCGGGATGGCCTCAATGCCGATTGGTGCTTCTTTCACGGAAGCCACCACAATGGCGCGGGAATAATCCAGCCCACCGGGCATGGCGATAAATTTGTCGCGAAAAACAGAAAAGGGCGGCTTATTCTCTGACACGATTTCTTCAACGCGTTTTGCGTGTGCTGGGTGCAGGTTATAAATATCCACATCCATTGAACGGGCCAGAACGCCGGTGGCTACATCTCGTGCGAGTGATGTCTTATCATGTTTGAATCCTTCACCACGATCGGTAAGATTTCCGCCGCCAGCGTTAGCACCGGAAGGCGTACGGGTAATGCCTGAAACATAATTTCCGTTCTGCCATTCTTTTGTCAGCAGGCCCTGATCAAGGTAGTCAGTTTTCATCCAGGTGGAAATGAACTTGTCGAATTCAGCCGGGCTGATGCGATGATTTGCAGAGTGGGGGAATGCTTTCCCTACAGATTCAGCCAGGCGACTAAGGTGATAGTTCGTCAGTTTATCCAGTTCATGATGTGCGGCGCGCACAGCAGTAAGCAGGCTCTGAAGGTAACTGTCCTCTGTGTCCATCTCCATACGGATCACGTTATTGCGTTGTTCTGGTGTGGCGTGATGCCGGTATTTTCCATCTTCATCCTTGCTGAAGAAGAAGAGGTGAAGGAAGCGATGAGTAAGGCTCAGAGTGGCGACGGGAGTTTCACACTCAGAACAGTCATCGTCGCTGTCCGGGGATTCGCTTTTCTCCACATCATCCGGAATAGTTCCGTCCGGGTCATCGTTGTCATCGCCAGCAGTTGTGGCATCTTCACCGTTGATGTTGTCATTGAAGGATATAGCCATCATGGTGATGCCATCTTCCCCGCCTTTTTCATAGCGGTTGCAGAATTCAGTATCAAACACGCCTTCCGGTGGAAGGTCATTCACGACGGGGAAATTTACGCGAACGGGTTTTTTGAAATCATCCTCGTCGTAGCCTGCATCGTCCATGGCTGCAATGCAGCGGGAAACTGCGACAGAAAGTTTTCTGGCCTCGGTCCAGAAAAAACCGCCTTTGATGCCAAGGCGTTTTCTGACTTTATCGTTTTTTGCTTCGCAGTGTAGTGCAAAAGTCTGTTTATCAGCGCTCATTGTATTTAAACCTCTGGCTGGATTAGAATTAGCGGCCCTTTGTCTGATTTCTCCGAATACGGTGACGCAGGGAGAAATCCGGTAGCCTGCGCTGCCGGATTTTTATTTCAGTGGAAGGTTGCCTGGTTTGCTGTTTTGTGAGTTGTTTTTCCCTTTTCGTGCTGGCATTCAGGGCAGTCGCACTCAGAATTTTCTCTTGCAAACTCAAGAGCCTGCGCCAGTGTATGGATTTGTTGTGCTCCAATGTTGCTTCTGACGACTTCACATGCAGCATGAATATATGGGCTTGGTGTTTTGCCATTTAACCCACATAAAACAAAACGACTGTCCTTATATTCGTTATTTCCAACTTCTGTAAGTACTGAAAAAGAAAATACAAAGTCGATTTTGTATTCTTTGCATATTTTACTGATGCGTTCTGCAATTTCTTTGACTTCATTTATTGCATCAGGACTGGTTTCGGAAAATATTTCATTTTGCGCAAGTTCTTTCATTTTTATTTTTCCGTGGTTGATAATTAATGCGGTTTTATTTCGGCTTGTCTGTTACAGATATGGAAGGTGTATTTTATTACTCGTCACAACGACGCTGCTTTTACGGGTAAGTCATCGCGCCCGATGAAAACTTTAATCATGCAGTCGGTAATGCATGTTTTTGTTGTGAAGTTACGAATATAGAGTTTTCTCTTTTCAATATTGTTTGCTGAAGCGATATATGTCCGACCTTCATGAAGAACATAATCGCCAGGCGTCACGCACTGACGTGGTATTTCATCAGTTCCGAAGTGATGAGCAATCATAATTATCTCCATTTTCACAAATGAACTTTGTTGATGCGGTGCCTGGTACCTCCAGGTGACGTTAACCAGTTAACAACTAACGCCGGGTCAGGGGACGATGACTTTCCGTGACATCCTGTCGGTTTAACTGTTCCGCGTGCGCATAGCCGCATTCACCGCATCACAAAATTCACTTTAAAAAGGGCGGACATCAGCAATCGGCAAACCGATGTCCGCCAAGGGCTACACACAGCAATGTTGTTATTCACAACCGGAAGCGCACGGTCGAACTAAATTTAACGACACCGTACAGAGAGACCAATTTCGCCGTGCGCTTTCGCGTTATGCCCTGACTTTTCAGGGACATATCCTTTCAGTAAACTGTCAGTGCCGGATGTTCACCCGTGTCCGGCGCACGCACTCCACCTGACCCGTGGAGAACTCCTTAATTACCAACCCTCAGGAGGGTGAAATGGATAAAAAGCAAATTGAGGCCCTGCAATCTATTATTGAAAAACAAGATGAAGCTATCAGGATTCTTTCATATCGCACTGATATGATACTAAATATGCTTTCTGCATTAACGGCTGCGCTTGGTGGTACAAAAACAAACGTATACCGCGAAGTTGTTATTCAACAGATAGATAAATTTGAAAAAACCATACCAGGTATTAATGCTCATCTTGCAGAACAAGAGAAAGACCATGCTCTTATGGCAATTTCTTCAGTAGCTCTCCCGAAAGTTGAGTAGTTTTAATTGTTGTTTTGAAATAATCACTGCTTTCACATTTGAGTGATTTCATGGCAATCCAAATGCGGGCCTCTGTGCCTGCATTTGGTTCCAGTTGCTGTAGACGTTTTGCGTCTTCCAAAAGTAAGGCGATAATGTGTTTCAGCTTCTCATCATTTGCTTGATTCTTGTTTTCAGGCGAATTCTGTCCGCCGAATAGGCGCTTCTCTTCATACAGACCTATAAAGGCACGACGCACGTTACCGGATATAGTATCGATGGTTTCTTTTTCTACGGTACTCAGGTCAAGAGTCGCCAGTTGAGAGCGAACCACATTCGATGCCATTTCCTGGAATGGTACTGGTAAATCTTTAAATTCCATCGTCAACCTCATCAGTCAGTGTTTCTGGTTAACCAGCGACGCGCGCCAGCTTCAGTTTTAAACGTTTTGCTTCTGGTATACGTCATCGCGGTAAACGTGCCGTCCTGGTTGGGGAACACGCCACATACCAGAGATTCGTTGTTGCCAAGATTGAGCATATCCATGTTGACCTCATTTCCCCTTAACGCCGGGGTAGCGGAACAAAAACCTGCTGCATAGTTATTAAAGTTGAACCCTGCCGTCATGTTCTTACGCCTCGGGCTGGCTACTTAACCCCTGACCACTGCCTGGTAACTCGAAGTATTGCCCTGCATTCTGTGGGGCGGGGTGGGTTGGTATGAAAAGAAGGATACCCATAGGTATTTAAAAAGTAAATACCCATGGGTAAATTTTTGCGGTGTCTTAACTGGTGACTAGTTGTTTGGTGAGCTATGATGCGTTTTGTGCTTTCTTTTTACGGATTTCTTCGTAGATCATATTGTAATACTGTTTTTTCTCTTCAAGAGTTTTTAATAATTTATCCGCTTCACTTTCTGGCAGTTCGTCTAAGAGATCTAAAAAAATACGTTGTCGTGGCGTTAGAACCCTTGTTTCATAACTGGAGGCTGTGTTCGTTGATGATGAAACGATACCATCCATCCATCCCCGGGGTAACCCAAAGGACTCTTCGATAATCTCCACCATATCATCAGCGATCCGTTTTTTTCCCTTTTTCCCCTCTGGGTACAACATTCTTGATACATAAGAAGGCTCGCGCCCGATCTTTCTGGCCACGTTAACCGCTTTACCATCGCATTTCTCATCACGAATTTTGATGAGTTGCTGTCGTCTAAATTCATATTTGTCCATAGGTAAATAATAGATGCGATTACCGCAAGGTAAACAACCTGTGGGTATTGACTTTTGTTTACCTGTGGGTATTCTTTGCTGTGTTTACTAAGGAGTAGCTATGGAAGAATTAAGAATATTTCTCAATTCTCTTTCGTCAGATGAACAGCGTATGTTTGCATGCGAGTGTGGTACCAGCATCGGTTATCTAAGAAAGGCATTGAGTAAAGGTCAAGTGTTAGGGGCATCGTTATGTGTCCTTATTGAGCGAGCCAGTAATGGTGAAGTTACACGTCAGCAACTAAGGCCTTTTGATTGGATGAATATTTGGCCCGAGCTGGAAGATACCAAAACGTTAACACAACCACTTTCTAGGAGCTTGATTCATGAAAATCAAGCATGAACACATCCGCATGGCGATGAATGTCTGGGCGCATCCGGACGGCGAAAAAGTGCCGGCTGCGAAAATTACCAAAGCGTATTTCGAGCTGGGAATGACGTTCCCGGAACTGTATGACGACAGCCATCCGGAAGCCCTGGCCCGTAATACCCAGAAAATTTTCCGTTGGCTGGATAAAGACACCCCTGATGCTGTTGAAAAAATGCAGGCTCTGTTACCGGCGATCGAAAAGGCGATGCCGCCTTTGCTGGTGGCCCGTATGCGTAGCCACAGTTCTGAATATTACCGTGATATCGTCGAACGGAGGGATCGGCTGGTGAAGGATGTCGATGATTTTGTTGCGTCAGCGGTTGTTTTGTATGACCAGATGAATCGCGGCGGCCCGGCAGGGAATGCTGTGGTGATGCACTAAAAGCACGGTGTTCGGGGGTTTTATGAGCAGCAAGCTTCATGGTCTTGTCTGGGAAGGGTGCGCCTTCACCGGCATGATCTTATCCAGGGTGGCGGTTATGGCCCGTCTTGCAGACTACAGCAATGACGAGGGCGTGTCATGGCCTGCCATTGAAACTATCCGGCGTCAGATCGGTGCAAGAAGTGAATCCACAGTGAAATCGGCTATTGCAGAACTGGCGAAAGAGGGCTGGCTGACGAAGGAAGAGCGTAAGGTCGGTGGGCGTAATGTAAGCAATATCTATCGGCTTAATGTGGAAAAACTCGAAGCAGCTGCGGCGGCGGCGCGTGAGTCATATAAACCGAAAAGAAAAATTAGCCCGGCAAAAAATGACCCGTTAACAGTTGACCCGTCAAATATTGACCCCTCAACGGTTGACCCGTCAAATTTTGATGGATCAACTGTTGATAAAAA